GGCCGTGTCCTCAAACTTGAGGGTAGTAGATTCATACCCCGTATCCGAGATTTAATCATTAATTGGGGCAACACAAACCCACCAGCAAACGTTGCAACAGTACACGGCGATTATGATTGCTTAAACGACCCAAATGACATTCGTCGAGCAAGCAACAAGCTTAACTTCTTTACCCTGATGCGCGAGCAGGGTCTCCAAGACCTCGTGCCTCCTTTTTACACCAACCAAGAGGATATTCCTGATGAAGCTTTCCCGATTGTATGTCGAACGGTTCTCAACGGCCACTCTGGGGCTGGCATCGTTATTGCCAATCGGCGCGATGACCTTGTTTCTGCTCGCCTCTACGTCCAGTATGTGAAGAAGCAAGATGAGTATCGAATCCATCTCGGTCGCGTGGGCGAAGAAACAGTTGTTATCTCTCGCCAGCGAAAAGCCCGACGTGAAGATCACGAAAACCCCAACTGGCAAGTACGAAATCACAGTAACGGTTTCGTCTTTGTGCGCAGCGGAGTCAATCCGCCAGATTGTGTTGAAGCCGTGGCAAGACAAGTTTTTGAAGCTACTGGACTTGATTTCGGCGCCGTCGACGTCATCTACAACGCACGACAAGACCGAGCCTACGTCCTCGAAATTAACACCGCCCCCGGACTAGAAGGTACGACTGTCTCCGACTACGCCGCCTTTTTTCGAGGATTGGTCTGATTTCTCTAATCTTTATAAATGAGTTAATCTAATGAAATGTCATATCTGTGATGCTCCGTTGAGCCAAGATGAAATAAAGTTAACACCGGAATACGGCAAGGGTAACTTTGCTCCTTGTGGCAATTGCCAGTCTATTATTGATGAAGTATTTGCCGAGGGTGACGAAGACGAAGGTCTTGGCTTAGCTGAGTATGTGGAGAAAAACAAATGAATCGTATACAAAATTCTGATTTAAAGTTTTTTGAAAAACTACAAAATGCAAGAGTTGAAGCAATCCGTGTTTAGTCAAAAACCGGAAAAATAGGTTCTCCTGTAGATATGTCGGATCGAGCAGTCATTGAACTTATCATTGACGAATGTATCCAAAAAGCGTATCATCAAGGTTATACGGACGGTGTAGAAGATGAGGTTAGTCTCGACCTTTGCACACCTTGTTTTGAGGCAATGAACGAAGGCTTCCAGAATTATCGCCTCCAAATAGAAAATGAAATGTTTGAAGGATTAAATAATGACCTTTCATGATTTTATTGTCACGGTGGCGTTGGGAACAGCAGGGCTTTTATCCTTAGTAATCAGCTATGTTCTTTATTATCACAGAGAATGGCGTGAAAATGTTTTTTATGGCTTCATGATTTTTGCAGCTATCATGATCATTGGTACCTTTATGAAAGAGGCCCTTGAATTTTTTACTTGACAAAGGTTGCTCCCAGCAGTATAATATCCTTAGCTAGGGAGTAATAGGAGACTTCAAATTAAACGACACGACCCCGATGGGCATCCCTGTCCAAGCTGTGGCAGTAGTGATGCTGTTAAAATTCAAGCTGACAATGGGTGGGCTAAGTGCTTTTCCTGTGGCAAGAATTACCCACCCCAATTTGTAAAAAATAATATCCTTGGAGAGACCACCATTAACGATATTTTACCTACGAATAAACCGTCGTTTATTACCCCACTTACAGATGTTATCAGACCTTGGCCTGCCCGAGGATTGACTGTCGACACTCTCAAACGTTATCGAATTGATGTAGCTAAGGAAGGCGAGGATTATGAGTCACGATCCCCCTTATTTGACGTTAATGACCGACACGTCGGAAACAAAGTCCGACGATCTGGCAAAAGCTTCTCGTTCGAACACACCGGTAATCTATCATCGGCGGGTCTATTCGGTCGCCACGCATTTGCGCCCGGTTCCGCCAAAGCTATTACCGTCACCGAAGGCTACGAGGACGCGATGGCGGCGTATCAGCTATTGGGCAGTAAATATCCCTGCGTATCCGTCCATTCCGCTGCTACTGCCGAAAAAGACGTACGGAAAGACTTTGAATATCTCAATTCCTTTGAAACAATCGTTTTCGCTTTTGATAATGACGAGGCCGGACGCAAAGCGGCAAAAGCTTGTGCTGCGGCTGGGTTTCCTCTGGGCAAGGTAAAAGTCCTTACCTTTAGAAAATACAAGGATGCAAACGATTATCTGCTTGGCAAAGACGCAGAGTCTTTCACCAAGGAATGGTGGCAGGCTCCTACGTTTAAGCCTGACGGCCTCAAACTCGGGAAGGACATGTGGGATGAAATTATTAACCGCAAGGAGTCGTTTGCAACTGGCTACCCTTGGGAAGGTCTTAATCGGCTTACCTTTGGTATGCGTCTGTCTGAGCTTGTTGTGTTTACTGCGGATACTGGGGTCGGCAAAACTTCGGTTCTTAAACACATCGAACACAAACTACTTACGGACCCTGAGGTAAAGGAAAAAGGCTATGGTGTCGGATTTTTGCACTTGGAAGAACCTAATGGTGATACTGCCTTGGGTCTTCTCAGCATTCATAACAGCCAGCCTTATCATCTTCCTACTACGGAGCGCCCAGAAGCTGACTTACGTAAGGCATATACCGAACTTTTGGACAACGATCGTGTCGTTATTTGGGACCACTTTGGGAGTAATAGTGTTGACGCTGTGCTGGACAAAGTTCGCCATATGGTGGCTCTCGGTTGTAAGTACATCGTGCTTGATCACTTAAGCATCGTTGTGTCAGATCAGTCTGGTGATGAAAGAAAGCAGTTAGATGAAATTACTACCAAGCTCAAAACACTCACAATGGAACTGGACATTGCGGTTATGGCGGTTATTCATACGAATCGCCAAGGGCAGATACGTGGGACCGCTGGCGTCGAACAGCTCTCCAACATTGTCATTAGACTTGAGCGCGACAAAACGGACCCTAATGAATGGAGACGAAACGTCACTAAGCTTACAGTGGAAAAAAATAGGTTTAGTGGATACACTGGTCCTGCGTGTTACCTTTGGTATAACAAGGATACGGCGCGCCTAATTGAGCTTGACGACGCAGAAGCTCTTACCTACGAAAACGGAGGTCATTTAACCGATGATCAGCAAGGATTTTAATTATAACAAATGGATTAGAACTTTTGAAAAAGTTGAAAACGATTGTATTGATGCTTTAGTAAAAGGAAAAATTCTTTTGGGTATTAGAAATCAGATTTATCTGTATAAGCAATTACAAAAAATGTTAAAGGAAATGCGAGACAGTGTACCTAACTCCCAGTAAACTATACTGGGCAATTGACATTGAAGGCGACCCAATTCCCTCCACAAGAATTTGGTGTGCATGTGTCGTCAATATTGTTACAGGTGAAGAACTTTCTTTTGTTGATACAGACGAATTAACTAAGTGGGTAAAAGAGCGTAAAGCAGAAGGTTGCAAGTTTGTAGGCCACAACATTATCGGCTACGACGCACCAACGCTTAATCGCCTGCTTAAAACCGGTTTAGGTATGGGTGATATTATTGACACTATGCTCTTGAGCATGATGTATTCACCTAGCCTAGAGGGAGGTCATAGTTTGGGGGCATGGGGCCAAAGATTAAAAAGCCCAAAACTCGATCACAATGACTTCTCTCAATTTTCTGAGCAAATGCTCACTTACTGTCTTCAAGATACTAAACTCTGCCGACAAGTGTATCTCACGCTGACTAAGCGGATGCGAACTGTTGGTTATTCAGAGCTTGGTATCAAGATCGAGCACGAAGCTTGGCAGATTATTCAGCAACAACAAAAAGACGGGTTTGCCTTTGACTACAAAAATGCCCACATTCTATATTCAAAACTAAGACAAATAGAACAAGAAATTCAGGAAAGAATTCATGAAATCTGGCCCCCAGAACTCAAACTCGTCGCTACATATCGACGACCTTTTACGAAAAATGGCAGTCCAAGTGCAAATTACACAAGACATTGTGGGACGTATGAGAAAGTCGAAGTGGGAGAGAACGGAGACGAATATCATTGTTACTCGTACGTTGCTTTCAACATTGGTTCTCCTGACCAACGAGTTGCAAAGTTACTTGAGCTCGGATGGAGCCCTCTCCCCAACGAACTCACTCCCACAGGAAAGCCTAAGCCTACTGTTAAAGGACATTTAGTTCCTTCACTAGAAGAGTTCGTAAAAACAAGTGGTCTCGACGGTCCTCGTCTAATTGCAAACTGGATGGAAATTAACGCTCGAGCCAATATGATTAATACTTG